GGAAGTGAATCTGTGGCGGTTTCCATTGGGGGGAACAGGGAGCATGTTGTCGTCATTGCCTGTGATGATCGGCGCGTTCGTTTGTCAGGACTGCAACCTGGCGAATCGGCAATGTATAATGACAAAGGGAGCAAAATACATTTAAAATCGAACCAAGAGACTGAAATTTTGCTCGAAAAGCTGAAGGTTCAAAACTCAACTGCGGAGCTTGTTGATTTGATTGTTCAATGGATCGAAAAACAAATTGAAATCGCTGATACGTTGTCGACAACGACAACGAACACCATTTTTGGTCCCATGAAATTAAATGATTTTTCTTTTTTCGCAACCAAGAAAACAGAGTTGGAACAACTTAAAACTCAACTCGAAAGCTTTAAGGTGTGATTTATGGCTCTTGATAGCGCTTCAACATGGGCGGCAAATATTGTTCAGGCTATTCAGTCCGTCGGCGTTCAAGCTGGAACTGAAGTCACTCAAGCGCAACTGGAGCAAGTTTGGGAAGCCGTCAAAGAAGAGGACACGACTCAACTTGGAAAGTCTGAGGTTGCTCCTGGTACATTTGCCGCCGGCGGTGATAGCGTGACCGGCGTCGGGGGGCCAGTTTCATGAGTGACATTGCTTTGGTTGAAAAAGACAACGAAATTGATTTTGCGCTTGAAAACGGCGACTTAGTTCTCGACGAAGGGCTTGAGACGGCTGTCGTTATTAGTCTTTTTTCTGACCGTCGCGTTGAAAAATCTGAACTTCCAAGAGGTGAATCTCAACAAAAAGGTTGGTGGGGCGATTTGTTATCTGAAGTCGAAGGCGATCAAATCGGATCTAAACTCTGGCTTTTGAATCGAGGAAAGCTGACTCTAGAAACGGTCCCGAGAACCGAGAATTTTGTGCGCGAATGTCTTCAATGGGCAATTGACGATGGGGTCGCTGAAAGGGTTAATGTGGTTTCGGCACTTTCCGAGCAAGGCCGAATTCAAACAAAAGTTGATATTGTTCGACCGGAAAGTGAGAACAATTCTTTTGACTTTGTTTGGGACGGCCAAGAAATGAAGAGGGGTTAACTGTGGCTTTCAATAGACCGACATTGTCACAACTTGTTGAACGCGTTGAAAATGATTTCAAGACAGCCTTGAATCTCACTCAAATTTTGCGTCGTTCTGTTCTTAAAGCATTAAGTCGAGTCGTTGCCGGCGTGGCTCACACTCTCTTTGGTTTTATTGATTTCGCCAAAAGACAGCTTTTTCCTGATACCGCCGAGGTTGAATTTTTGGAGAGATGGGGCGCGATCTATGGAATCAATCGTCTGGCGGCAACATTTGCGCAATTAACATACAGGTTCACCGGCGCTGACGGGTCGATTGTTCCACAGGGAACATTAGTTCAAAGAGAAGACGGCTTCCAATATGAAACTGAAAGTGAAGTGACCATTTCTGGCGGTCAAGCTGACGTCACAATCACAGCCTTGGAGTCGGGTGCGGACGGCAATCTTGACGACGGCACGACGCTGACTTTGGTCAGTGCCATTGCTGGCGTTGACTCTGAAGGGACTATTCAAAGCACCGTCACTGAGGGTGAAGACACTGAAACTGACGAGGACCTTAGAAATCGAATTTTGCAGAGAATTCGTCAACCTTCAGCCGGCGGAAAGGTCAGTGACTATATCGGCTTTGCTTTGGACGTTGCCGGCGTGACAAGGGTCTGGATTTTTCCTGGTCTTTTTGGCGGTCCCGACGGCGAGGGGACCGTTGGCGTTTCTTTTGTCGAAGACAATGAAGACCCCATTATTCCCGATCAAGCCAAGGTTGACGAGGTTCAAGAGGCGGTCGACAAAGAAAAACCCATCACAGCCGATGTTCAGGTTTTCGCTCCAACGGCTGAGAATTTGGACATAACAGTCAAGATAAAACCAAACACGCAGGAAGTTCGTGACGCGGTTGAATCTGAAATCACAGATTTGATTAACAGGACGGCCGAAGTTCGTGGGGCGATTGATCCCGAGCAAGTCGCCCTTGGAGTTACTTTTGACGGTCGGATTCCGCTTTCAAAAATAAGTGAGGCAATTAGTATTGCGCAGGGCGAAGAGGAGCATGAACTTGTGAGCCCGACAAACTCACCACAACCAAGTGTCCAAGGGGGACTTTTGGTTAAGGGCACAATAACTTTTCAGAGTTTATAAATGGCATCAAGTGAACGTGTAAAGAAATATAAATCTCTCATTAGGTCTTTGCTTCCCAGTGGTAAGGCATGGAGTTTTGGCAATGCTTCAATTGCTGACAAAGTTTTCGAGGCCATAGCTACCGAGTTTTGTCGTGTTGAAGAGCGTGTGAATGATTTGCTTTTTGAAGCTGACCCGCGTCAATCAATTGAACTTCTAGAAGAGTGGGAGCGATTGGTTGGGCTTCCCGATGAATGCAGTCCCGAGGTTGAAAACGAAATAGAGCGACGGCAACTTGTGCTTCAGAGATTGACGCAAATCGGCGCTTTGAACGGTGATTTTTATGAATTCATAGGTCAACAACTTGGGTTTGATATAACTGTGACCGACGTCAAAGCTTTTCGCGCTGGATTTGCCAGGGCCGGGGACCGATGCTTTACTTATAAGACAACGGCATTTGCGGCCGGATCAACGGCGGGTCAAGTCCTGGTTAAATATGGCTGGCGCTTTTTCTTTTTGGTTGATTTGCCGGCGACCGCAGCGGATATTTTTCGCGCGGGGGATACGGCCGGTGATAGGCTGAGGGAATTTGAAAACCCTCTTATTGAATGCACGATTAAGAAATTGAAACCGGCTCATGCCGGTGTTACTTTTATTTTCAGCGAGGTGAGTTAATGGCTTTCAAGATCGACTCCGAGGGCGCAACGGCGCAAAATACTTTCACCGAAGGAAATCCATCACAAGGCATACCAGCCACAGTCGTTTCAGACGATTGGCTTAATATGGTGCAGGGCGAACTTGTCGATGTTGTTGAAAACTTAGCCGGCATAACGCTTGATAAGCAAGACAACACACAGCTTGGACAGGCTATCTTGCAATTGATTGGCGAAGGGGGAACGCAAAAGACCGCTTCGATTGCCAACAATCAAGGTTCAAACCTTGGCCTTGGGGCGGACTTCACGTTTGACAAGTCCACCGTTAAAGGTGTTCAAATTCAATATGATCTTGAACGAGTCACTGACACACAAAACGTCCAAGAGTCTGGCGTTGTTTATTTGACGCACGACATAAGTGATGACACTTGGCGAATTTCGCAGCAAAGTTTTGTTGATATTTCGGGGGTTGATTTTTTCATAAACGCATCGACAGGTGAGCTTGAATACCAGTCAGACGATTTGACTGGAGCGAATTATTCAGGTTCATTAAGAGCCGTTGTGACTGAGATTAAGCAATAAGCGGGGGACGCAAATGAAGTCTATTTTATCACTTTTTCTAGTTTTTCTTTTTTGCTCACTGGCCCTTGGTCAGTCGAGAATCCGTGAAGACAAAGTCAAAATCGGCAAGCCCGGTTCAAGTGCCAACAAAATTTTAGAGCTTGGAGATAAGGTCATTCGTGACAATCAATCGTCCGGACAGCTGGAGTTTTCCAACGACGGCTCCAATTTTTCTGCTATTGGTAGCGGTGCCGGCGGTGGAAGTGGTGTTAATTTGCTTTCCGATTTCAATGGTGATTTCGAGCAATCTCCCATTTCGGACGACTGGACGGCTACTGGTTCGGCGGTTTTGAGTGCTGAAACAACCGACCCGCTTTTCGGCGATCAATCAGCCGTGGTTGATTTTTCTGCAAGCGGTGAGTTTTTTGAATCAACTGCGGTGACCATTGAAAAAGGTTTTATTGGCCTAACTTGCGGCGCTGAGATTGTCTATAAATGGCCTAGCGGATCTGCCGGAGATATTTTATTTCAAGCTTATGATACCGGATCGAAGGTCACTGAAATCGAGTTAACCCCGACCACTGGCGACAAGGTTCAAAAAGCTCAACTTTTCTTTGATTGTCCCGACGCTTTTGGCGATACAATGCAAGTCAAACTTGAGTCCACTGCGGACGCTGCGGCTATCACGTTAGACAGTGCTTTTGACGGCCAGGGCCGCAACACTTTTCAAATCAGTCAGGCCGAGGTGGTGACTCATGCTTATTATGACACGACTGCGGGTTGTTCAGGTTGGGCCACTACTAGTAATT